TTTGATATTGAATACCATCTACTCCCGCACGATTCTTTGCAATGAATATATTGCCATAACCTGTAGATTTTGCGAGAGATTTACGAGATAAACCTACCACAAAGTCAGCAACATGTGCTTGGCCATATGCCTCCGCCATGTTTGTTAAGTCAATATAATCTTTATCTGCACCTTCCTTGTTGGACTGAATAGCAGTCCAAACGGGAAGGTCGATTTCATTTGCGAAGGAGCGAAGCTCCTCACAGATCTTTTTAAGCTCAAGACGGAGAAGTTCATACTTCTCGGTTGAACGCATAATGCCAGCATAGTCAATAATAAGAACATCTGGCTTGAATCCCTGGGTTGCAAGCTTGTCAATATGGGCTCTTAGGGTATTGGTAGTCACGCTACTGGTTGGATAATACTTGATACGAAGACGGCCAAGCTTTTCGGCATTTTCTTCATAGAATTCCTTGATTCGATCCTTAAAGTCATAACACTCAATCGAGTCAATCTCAAGGAGATGGGAGTCATAACGTACTCCAACAGCACGTTCATTTAACTCAAAAGTATAGTGAAGGACATTTTTGCCTTGTTTTAGGGCACTTGCACCAACGTGGATTAGGAAGTGAGACTTGCCAACGCCCGTTGGGGCAACAACTACACCAAGTTCCCCAGCACCAAGGCCTCCATTAAGGATCTTTCTCTGATCAAATTCCAAAATGCCAGTTGGAACAGTTCTACGAAAAGTCTCTGAATAACGAGCATCAACGTCAACAGACAACTCCAAACCTGGGGAGTGTTCATTCCCAGCCGAGATTGCCGCCTTGATAATATCAACGACCTTTTCGTACTTTTCAGTCTCAATGAATTCGATAGACTGCTCAAGGGCTTTTTGGAGACCCGCTCTCTTACAGAAATCAAGAGACTTGTCCTTGACATACCCAAGGTCTCCCAAGTCGTTGTTATCCTGTACCTGGAGAAGAAAAGCCCTGGACTGTTCTCTTAAGGCCGTGTCTGCCCCGTTCTTTAGTTCAGAGGCAACAATTTGGGCAAGCAAGGAAAGGGATGGGAACTCTTTGTATTTCTTGTAGTAAGAAAGGTATGTATCCGCAATCTTGCGGAGGTAGGCAAATTCGAAATAGTTAACATCTACCACTTCAACAAATTGACCAGCCCAAACTCTGTCTATCAGAAGAGCCTGAACAATCTTTTCTTGAAAAGATTTGTCGAAGTTGAAATGTCTTTTGGGAAGGGCAGCTTGAGAACTATTTCGGGCTTTGTCTGTCTTCTTGTTAGTGGTAAGATCGACTGACATCGTTGTCATAAGTACGTTGCTCCAGTTAGTCTTCCACTCTACTTCTAAAGAATGTTACCTTAAACTGAGATCTGCATTTATCGCACGAAATTACGCATTTGTGAGCAAAATCTGTCATAGTCAAAGGCAGTGTTAATGCCCGACTCGGTTATGGTTTTTATCAATCCGAGCTTGTCCATTTTAGGTTCATGGGTGTCAACGATATAGTTGACTTTTGCGATTTGAGATGCACTCAAATTGGAAGAGTCAAGATACATCAAATCCCAATTTCGTCTAAGAAGATCTTCTGACTGACTAACTTCGAGCAAGACCTTGGGAGCCTTCTTGGTGCTCTTATACGCCTCCCTGGCGGTCGCAATCAAAGTATCTATATCAACGTCCGTCTCTGAGGAAGCTAGCCCTGGGAAGCGCTTGGCGACCGTCTTGAAGCCTGCCCCTGAAATGCCTTCTACATTATCACTCACATCTCCAACGATCGTCTTGGCCAGACAGAAGTTGCGGGCACTAACTCCAAACTTCTCAAGAACCTTAGGGGCTCCAATTATGGCCCTGGTGGCAGGGTCATATATTTCAACCTTTGGGTCATCCAACAACTGGTAAAAGTCCTTGTCATTAGAGACAATTATCTTCTTGGCGAGAACACCCTTAAACTTGTCTTTGACAAGATACCCGATAATGTCGTCACACTCTGTTTCGGACACGAAAATCTGACAAACGGGAGTTGTTTTCAAAAGCTGAGCAAGAATTGTAAGCTGTTGAATCCTAGTTTGGTCATCCAGAGCAAGCACATCCCTAATGCTTTCCTTGCCGGCCTGAATCTTCTTAAGTTCCTTCATTTTGGCTCTATTGGCCTTATAATTTGGGGATATCTTCTTGCGCCGGGGACTTGCCCCGCCACTTTCCCAAACGACAAAAACCTTGCTAGGACAAAAAGTCCCAACAAGGTAGTCAACGTGTTTCATGAAACCAATTACTCCGCCAATTGGCTGGCTTTTGGAGTTTGTTTCTTGATTAACGAAATAATGCCGAAGAAACACATTAAAAGAATCTATTATTATGTAAGGTCTTTCGCTGCTAGTTGGTGAGCGGTGCACTTGATAGGCATTCACGGTCGTACTCCTGTACAGTTTCACAAATATACTGTCTTCTTCGTCCTGGGATATTCACGTCCTGACAATAACCCCTTAAGTCTTCAATGTCCATGGACTCATAGAGTTCACGGCATCTGGTTTGGTGGAGTTGGCTAAGACGTTGTCTCTCTAGACCTGGATCTGGACGAACCTCAGCAGGGGCACAACTCTGACTGAATAGAATCATAACCAGAAGAAAACACCATACAGCAGCAAGCAGAAGTAATACCAGTCCTTTTGTGATGACAGTTACGTGGTCAATCATGCGCTTGTGCTTTTTACGTTTCATTTTCGAAAATCCTTTAAGTCTGTAGCTAAGTGTCTTACAAAGCTCCACCCATACCAAATGAGACCGATTTTTGTTGGTTCATAAGAAGACTCATTCCAGGGCTTACCCTTGTTTTTTACTACGTTTTCGCAGTCAACTTCAATAGCGAGCCGCCATCCAGTCCACCTAAGGACCTTGTTGATATTACGTAATTTCCACATCATAGTATTTAAAGTCCGGTACTTCCAAAGCCACTAGAACCTCGGTTGGTTTCAGTTACTTTGTTTGTTTCTTGCATGATAATCTCACCGGCAGTTAAGACCTTATAGATTACCAACTGAGCGATACGATCACCCTTTTCAAAATGAATGGTTGACTTTCCGGTTGCAGGAAAGACATTCCCACTGTAATTCAAGACAACCACAATTTCCCCTCTGTAGGTTGGGTCGATAATTCCACCAATCGGAAAAACGCCCTTGGCTGCAAGGCCTGAACGTCCCTCAACCTTGAGGAAGATACGATTGCGATCGTGGTCCATTGTTGGCATGTTAGCCAACCGAATACCGGTGGACACCTTTTTGGTATGACCCGGGTCAATAGAAAATTTCTCATCACAGAATATATCAAAGCCAATATCCCCATCTCTTATAGCAGCAGGAATTTTAGCAGTTTCTGTCATTTTAACAAATTCAATCCTAAGTTGACGGTCCGATGGTTTGACCTGAGTTGGAGAAAACCAGTTGGGGTCTTTTGTCTTGTAGGACGACTGGGCTGTGGTGTCACTCACAGCCCCTCTTACCGCCTCGACGGGAGTAATAGTCTTTTTGGTGTCTGCCATGATTAGGCCTCTAACTCAGCGGGACTCATGCCTGCTCCATTGTCAATGCCGGTATAGGTCATGTGTTCCTTGGCTTGTTCGCCTGGTTTGATAATCAGGGCAGCATCCATCAGGGCATCAACATAGGTCTTGAATTCTGGCTTGGAAAGTACCTTTTCCTGGAATTCTGGCTTGTAAAACTTGACTTCAGTTTCAACTTCCCCAGTTTTGTTGTTTACAACTGTAAATGTCTTCCAGGCTTGTTCACCCGCAACAGAAACAGTTTTATTTCCTACGGTGACCCCACCGAGTTTGGCACTCTTACAGTATCCACGGAGAAGATCAAAAATATCTTCATGTTCTACAATGCCCTTACCAAAGTGAATCTGGAAGGTACATTCCCTAAATGGTTGGGCAACTTTATTCTTAATGGTCTTGGCAATCACTTGAATGCCAACAACCTGACCATTGACTTCTACATGCTTACCACCATTTAAACGAATTCTAACACTGGAACAGTATGGAATAGCCATGCCACCTGGCGTGGTATGTGGGTCTCCGTAGAGAACACCGATCTTCATACGCTGTTGGTTGATCAAGAGAAGAAGAACCTTCTGATTACCAATCAAGTTGACAATCTTCCTGAGGCCCTTGCCGATAACCCTGGCCTGAAGGCCGATGGTGTTTTGGTCGTAGTCTCCCTCAAGCTCTGCTCTTGGCGAGGAAGCGGCCACCGAATCCCAGATAATCGTGACAGGCACATCTGAATTCATGGCTTTAGCTTTAATGATTGCCGATTCCATTACCTGGAAAATTTCCTCGGTGCAGGAAGATTGAACGAAAACAAAGCGTCTACGAACGTCAATACCAAGATTCTGAAGATTCTCTAGGTTGGTAGCATTTTCGGTATCAATGTAAATCACAATACCATTTGCCTTTTGTGTATTTCTCGCGAGAAGAAATGCAATATGGGATTTACCGATAGAGGCAGCACCCTGAATTTCGATGACTCTACCTTCTGGTAGGCCACCATCGCCTCTGTTCGAGACAATGTAGTCGAGTTGTCGACTGCCAGTAGAAATCCACCGCTTAATGTTGGTCGGAGCATCATCCACGCCAAGATTGAAAGCAATCTTTTCGTTGTGTTCCTTGTTTATTGCCTTGATTAGATCAGCGGAAAAGTCTTCAACCGCTCCATTCTGTGCTTCATTGCTGTTGTTTGTTTTCTTGTTGGCCATAAAATTCCTTAGAGTTCAAGGTAACACTTGAACAAATGAGATTAAACACATGGGGCCACAAACAGTGTGGCCCCAGGCATTTATTTGAAAGTGTGAACGTGAAGGGAATCAGAGATCGCCGAAGGCGTCATCGATGCTCTTCTTTGCCTTCTTGACCTTTGCAGGTTCGGCAGCGGGAGAAGTTTTTTCGAGACCAGCAGAGGTCGTCGACTTACCTGTTGCTAGAGCAGCATCAGCTACATCCTGGGGTGCTGACTCCTCACTCTCAACTTCGCCGTTTCCAGCAAGGAAATTTTCTAGCATCGTCTTTAGCTCCTCAGAACTCTTTACCTGAGCCTTAAAATAAGCCTCAAGATTTGGAATGCTCTTCAAAATTTTCTCTTTTTCTTGCTCATTCTCTGAGAGAACGCTTGGCTTACGACGTGGCTGAAGTTTGATTTCCTTCACTGGGTTATTGTTGAAGGTCTTATCAGTTGGAGACACAGTGACGGTAAAGTCATAGCCATTTTCAGAATCCATCAAGTTCTCATCCTTGTAGTCTGGGTGAGCCAGAACACTGTAGATTTCCTTGAGAAGCTTACTGTTAAGTTCCCAGATTTGGGCTCCCTTGTCTTCTTCTCCACGAACTAAGATTGGGGCGTAGTAACGCTCTTTTGGTTGAAGCTTCCAAATTTTCCATGCTTCCTTTGAACGATCCTTACGGAGTTCGGTAAGCATTTCGAAAATCGGGTCTTCCATATCAAACTGCGTTGGAACTACAAAACGTTTCTCAGAAAGAAGTTTGGAATCGTAGTAAGAAACCTCTTGAAAAGGTTGTCCGTTTTTATCCGTAAATGGAAGAAAACGAATGTTGTGCTGTCCAAGCTGTGGCTTCCACCAGTTTACCCTGGCACGGTCACCCTTGTTACCACCAGTTTTGTTTGCACCGGAAAGCTGATTAATTTTCGCCTTGATGGCGTCTAGATTATATCCCATTATTATACCTCAATGCCCCGAAGTGGGGTCTTTAATCACAAAATAAAAACAGACTAAAATTCAACATGAAAAAAATGTCTGATATGATATTTGTATGTTTATAAGTATGGGTCAAAGACCCATTCTTGTATATTCACCAGACACTTTTCAGGTCTGAGAAAGACTAGTAATTCCGTGGTGTTTGATGCATGCTCCACGAACGCCAGATTGGAGAAGATAAGCTTCCCATGGATCCCTAAGAGACGGAGTAAAGGTGACCTGTTCGTTGCTTCGGGCCGACATGGAAGTAAGAGCATGAACCTCATTCTCACTCAAAGGAATATTGTATTGATTTAAC